CTACAAAGTATACGAAGTATGCTGTTGTATTGTGGCCAGACAACTATGACACTCACGAGTTAACACGGGAACTTACGTTAGCAAGTGACTATTTTGAAGTGAGAAGTGAATATGAAGGTTGGTGATATGGTCAGGTTTGCCCTTTGGGAAGATCTTGAAGATGTTAACAATTGGTCGACTACGCCAAAGAAAAGAATCGGCCTACTTGTCAAGTACGATAGTCTTATGAAGACGGCTTCTGTTTTATGCGAAGACAAAGTTGTTAAAGTGAGAGCTCAGCTTGTTGAAAAAGCTGGAAGAAAAGATATTGAGATGTATCAAGGGGAGAAAGAAAATGCAGAGCAATGATAGCTTTTGGAGCTTTATCTATTCACGTACCTTCAACGGTATTCTTGCATTAGCAAACGGATATTTTTGTTTTAACAGTTTAAACCACGGACATTACGGCTGGGCAGTTGTAAGTGGTTTCTTTTGTTGGTTAATGGCAAAGCAGTATTTCGATAAAGGTAAAAGTTAATTTGACAATCGTGCAAAAGTACTGTGATTTAGGGTATAATAGTAATATAAGGAATGAGGAATTAATCCTGTATTGCTTATAACAGAAACCCTGGAGAATGTATATGCCTCGCAAGTCCCGTAAACTACGTCTTGAGCAAGCAGTACAACTATGCGATGCATGGTCAAACTCTGCTTTTCGTAACGACTGGCGCCACCGCTTTATCATCGATATGGTCGGAAAACTTACAGCAGATAAAGGCACTAGCACAAAGCAACGTAACTGGCTTGATAGCCTCATAGAAGAAGGTGTTCCATCACCTGACAGTAAGAACCCAGAGCTTAGTAAGCGTATTGAAGCTGCAATCGCTACCTATGAGCCTCATTTAGATACTTTTAGGTGGGAACTTGGCGTTCTTAAAGACTTTCTACCAAGAGTTATTGTTGGTAGGTCACTATCTGAAAAGCAGCTTTCACTCCTTGAAAGACTATTGACTGAATCAGAGCAAGTTGCTTCTGGAAACATCTGGGCTCCGACACCTGAAGAGTCAAAAAACATAGCAACAGCAACATTGCTTTACAGAGGGTACTCACCAATGTGGAGATCAGAACGTCCAGCTGTTCGAAGAGCTGCGGAGGCTTGTGAAAGGTTCCTTGCAGATGGTGGGTTTATCAAGCAAGGTGATGTAAAAAAGCTTCTAAAGGCGGTGTCTGGACGGTTGAAGCTGGTGAATAATCCAAGGTTTAAGACTGGTGACATTGGAAAATACAATTTTGGAGGTGAAGTCCAGCGCCTTGTATGTATGTCAGATGTTCGCGTTACTACCGACGGTGCTATCGTAAATGACTGGCTATGCCCAGATGGGACAATGAAAACCGCCCATGCTGATAGGATTTACAAACGATGAGTAAACAATACAAGGGCATGTGGGTATACGTTAAGTCTACAGACGGAGCCAAGACCAGAGCAAGACTTATAAGTGTACTTGAAGAAAGTGTCGAGATTAAGTATCCGCATATAGGCGGCACGTTTACGTTCAGCCGTGATGCTGTTGTTGATGAAAAAGGCGAAAGGCTTAAGTACGATGGATGAAGCTTCTACTATTAAAGTTGGTGATGTTGTATTAGACTCTGCTTATGGAATGTCTGGTCTTGTTGTAGAGTTAAACCCTAGATGGGTCGATTCAGAATCTGGAGAGGATCACACGTGGCAGTTTGGCGTCTTATATGAAGATGGACAACTGGGATACGCTGATAGCTATGAGCTAACCCTTATAGGAGATAAAAAATGATTACAGATTTTAAGAACAATTTTTGTGCTTGGTTAGGGACCAAGCTTATTAATTTTGCTTGTAAAGAGTGGATGCCACTCTCAGCTAAGGCTGCATTTTTTAAGATTGGCTGCTGGCTTCATAGTTGTGATGTAAGTAAGGATGGAATGTATGAAAGCTGGTGATCTTGTCAAGGATAAAAAAACTGGATCCGTTGGTATCATAGCGAACGCTTGGATTGATGAAAACGATAAGACATCTGTGATCGTTGAGTTCTTAGAAAAAAAAGATATTGCCGTTTATTGGTCTCCTGGAATGTTTCATGATACCCCCGGTGACGATCAAAATCATGACGGTAACCTATATCACACTGACATCCTGGAGTTGCTTGATGACGATGATTGAAGTAATACCTGCTTTTGCAATTGCTGCCGGCGCGTACGTTCTGGCAAGGCTAGTCGGCTGGTCTGAAGAGAGCAGGAATAAAAAGATCGAACAAAGAAAAGAAGCAGACCGACAAGAGCAGATTGCCGCTCTTTACGGAAGAGTAAATAAAGACTCAACATCTAGTTGAGAGAAAGAGAACAATTGGCATTTTGTGTTAAAAATGAAAATGGTAAAATTGATAAAAGAAAAACGAGGGCTCTTGAAAAAAAGCTAGCAAAATCATGCAAGAAGATTGCGCAAGTAATCTTTGATGAAGTTGGGTCGTTCGTTACAGATGCGAAGGCTTACGACGTAGATGAAAGTTTTTGGAGAGCTGCGTCGCACAGAGCGATGTTAACACTTCATAAGGACGATTTTGATGTCTGGTTGTCTGCTGAGTTTGGTGATCTTTTTGGTGACCAAGATCTAAAAGAGCCTAAGACAATTAATACGTGGCTAGATATCGAGCGATTACAAAAGGCTAAAGAGAAATGGGAACTGAAGAGCAACAAGAAATAAGGGCTGGCGATTTAGTAAAGCTATCACTCGAGTTTATATCTGAGAATTTATCGACAGGGCTAGTAACCAAAGTTCTTGTGCCTTATGAAGAAGTCGAAGTATATTGGAACGAAAGCTTTCCACAGGAAAACGAATACGTGTCTCAATTAGTTGTGGTGCAAAAGGCCACTAAGGCTTGATTACGTATCCTGCCTCTACCAAGCTGCCACCGCCAGGTATGATAGAGAATATTATGGAGTTGCTTGGTTCATCGTAGCTCCAATCATGGTTCGGCAGCCCGTCAATAAACACTCTAATCGTATCAGGAATAGGTTTGTGACTTAATTCAAGGTATTCATAAGGCTCTATTTGGGAAGTCGCATCAGCAACCCCTGGAGCCCAATCATCTGAACATATATCTACCACTGTTCCAAACAAAATGTTTGTTGCGTCAATGTACGCTAGCCCTGCCTGTGACCCTGGTGAGCCAGGGCATAATGAGTCTTGGCTTTCTTTCATTACTATACTGGCGAGATAAACGTTCCCAAACCTTCGAGGTACGTACCATCCTATAAAGTCATGTGACCCTACAAGAATGTCACTTTGATCATCTTCGTCGCTAACGAATACAACCAGCAGCGCTGCATCATGACGCATCCAAGAAGCTGCGTACGGGTTGTGTTCAATATATTCAAAAACAGAGTCAAACCCTTTTTCGTTTGGACCTGATAGCATCGCTCTGTACATGTCCTCAGCGTCTATTATCGTGTCACCTGGGACCAGAGGAAACTGCTGCTCTATTACAGATTTGTTAGGGTCAGTCGGAATCATTACTAGCCGCCAACCGCCTAAAGGTAAGGCATTCATCATGTGGTCTATACCTGCGAGCAGGTTGTCTTGATACTGGCTCATTGAGCCGCTAGTATCTATAACCCATATAATGTCGACACCATCGACTGCTCTTACTTGGACGAATGAATCAACCCATATTTCCACTTCTTCAGCTGGTGTACCGGTCGGAATTGGAACCTCAACCTCTATATAGACAGGTACCTCCACCGTCTCTGGGTCTTTATAAACCAGCATGTAGTCGCCTTCGCGGCAGCCACTAATCAAAACAAAAAATATTAACATGAAAAATTTGAACATAAGGAGAACTCCTCTTTTCTTAACTATACTCTCATACCTTAATGACAAAAAAGTTTTTTCATATATAATATTGTCTATTTTCCTTTATATTTAAAGACAGGTGGGATAAACAAACGGTCTGTGCCCACTTTAAAACAAAATGAGACTGGCACATTTTTTTGTTTGTATACAAACGCATTTGCCAGTCTCTTATTAGAAGAATTTAAGGTGAGTGCAGAATGAAAATCACAAAAAATCAATTAAGAAGAATCATTAAAGAAGAACGTGCTAAGCTTATTAAAGAGGCTAGCTATCGTCACCCAAAAACTGGTGAAAACTTGTTCTTAATGTTAAATGATGTTGTCGATAAGATGTTAGATCAAGGTATGGATACCGTGGAATTAGCTAATGAGCTACGTGGATTGGCTGATGATGTTGAAGACTCTAAACCCATGATGGAAAGATAACATGAAAGTCACAAAAAACCAACTTAGAAGAATCATTCGAGAAGAGAAAGCTAAACTTCAAAAGAAGCAGCTTAAAGAATCTGTTACAGACATGCGACATTACGAAGATATGATTGAAGACGCAGCCTTTAATATTTCCGAGCAATTCATGTCAGACATGGGTGGTATGTACGAAGAAGAGCCTGGGGCATTTCAACAGTCTGTTCAAGAATGGAACAAAGAGACCTTGAAAGCAAGCAGCGACTTGGAACGACGAATATCATTGGCAGTAGCTAAAGCAGTACAAGCGGTTGAGCAAGATCTCCATGATGGACAATACTCAAATTAAGGTAATATAATGAATATCAAAAAAAGCCAAATAATACAAATCATTAAAGAAGTTATGTCCGATGGTGAGGCAATTGGTGCAACCACCCAGTCTTTAGTTGGAGCTCTTAAACGATGTGGCTTAGGCGCTGAGCGTAGCCCTACCATCGATGATGAAATTTACATCATGACCGGTGAAGCAGAGGGTATTACAATTAAAGTACTTAGGAGAGGAAGGTGAAGGTAATGAAGGTTACAAAAAACCAGCTTCGAAGAATTATTAAGGAAGAGCGGGCGAAGCTTCAAGAACAATCTACTCCGACCGCTGGAATGACCGGAATGGAAATTGAGCCGTCTATAGAAGCGATTGAAGAGATATTGAACGGTTTATATGACGATGGGCTCACGAATGCTGATCTCATTCAGTTGCTTGAAGGTATTATCTTGGACATCAACAGAGGCTTCGTAGGAGAACCAACATGAAAATTACAAAAAGACAACTAAGAAGAATTATCAAAGAAGAAAAGGCTCGTGTACTTTTAGAGCAAGCTGGCAATAATGAAGCATTGATTTTAGTAGATGCTATTCAATATGCAGTTTATGATTCTCTTGATGAAGAAATGGGGATTAAACCTGAAGAGCTTGAGGCCGTAAAAGAATCCTTACTGTCAAAGCAGGCTGAAATTTCAGAAGCAATTAACATTGCTTTTGAAGACTACTCAAGAAAACTCGCCATGTCCGGCGGTAATGCAAAACCAGTAAGGTAAAGGTAGCATAAGATGAAAATCACAAAACAACAACTTAAGAAAATTATTAAAGAAGAAAAGCAAAAGCTTATTGTTGAAATGAACCCAATAGCAAATGCTGAGCGCACATTAAGCATGTACGCCGACGTTTCTAACGTCGATACCTTGACAACCGCAATACAGGACATTCTGGCGGGTGTTGAGATGGCTGCTATCGATGACGGTCTTGAAGAAGATGAAGCTGAGGAAATGGCCGCTGATGCCGCGTTACTTGCTGTCGCTCAGGCTTTCCAAGCTACAGGTTTGATTGCTGAATACGACGCAATATACAAAATGATACAAAGAGGGTAAGACGTAATGAAAATCACTAAACGCCAGCTCATAAGAATTATTAAAGAAGAGAAGTCCCGAATTCTTAAAGAGCAACAAATGATTTCTGACCCAGAGGTTATGGAGATGCTTGAGGACGGCTTAGCAATGATCGCACTTGATATGATTATGAACCGCGGTAATGAAGCGCTAAAAAGCGAAGTCATGCAGTACGTAATGGATACCAGTACGAATGACCCAGAAAGAGTTGAGGCCGCGATGCAAACGCTGGCTCGCAAACATAACTTATAAGGACTATAATGAAAATCACGAAAACCCAACTTCGAAGAATCATCAAAGAAGAGAAGTCCAAAGTTCTGGCTGAGCAATCATTACTAGACTTAGATGATTATAAAATGCTTGAAGATACAGTTTTGGGAGCTATTGAAAATCTTGTAAGAAGTGGCTATACGAGAGAAGATGCAGTACAAGCCCTACAGACGATTGCGATGGATGCATAGTGAAAATCACAAAACGACAACTCAGAAGAATTATTAAAGAAGAGAAGGCCAAGCTCCTTAAAGAGCAAGATATGCCAACTTCAATGATCGTAACAATGGTCGAAGAAGCCGATCTAGAGTCTGTTTACGATATCGTGGCCGAAAATAATCTCAGCGATGGTATGGAGGTACCTGCTGAAATTGTTCATGCGATCGCTGACGGTCTTAGAAAAGCTGCTAACACGTTTACTAAAGAACAGGGGCTATAATGAAAATCACAAAAAGACAACTCAGAAGAATAATCAAAGAAGAGAAAGCTAAAATTCAGGAGCAGTCTAGATTCGGGCTTAGTCAAGAAGATGAAAAAGTAATGACTGCGCTCATTCTAGATTTCTCTAATAAGTTTTCCGCCCTTATGGGAAAGATGTTGGCCGACGGGATGAGTCCTGAGGACGTTGAAGAAGCAATATCCATCGCGCGCAACGATAACAATCTGGACATGCAGTAATGAAAATCACAAAAAGACAACTCAGAAGAATCATTAAAGAAGAACTTCTTAGAGAAGCAGCTGATCCTAAGGTTGATGAAGTTGCAGCCGTAGTACAGGCCGCGGTCGACTCCGGTTCATCTGCTATTATGGACATGGCTGGCAAGCTTCAAGCAGCTGGCCACAATGCTGAGTACTTGAGTGGCGCGGGCATGAGAATGGTTCAAATTCCCCATGGCAGAGGAAACATAGTCGTCATATCAAAGAACGCAGTTGAGCCTGACGGAGATACAGTTATCGTTGGACCTTATGCTATAGGAGTAATGGGATGAAAATCACAAAGAGACAACTCAGAAGAATCATTAAAGAAGAGAAGGCTAATATCCTTAAAGAGCAAGGACCTCAATTTGATAGTGAGGTCGGAGCTGAGGTTATGGCAGGACTCAAGGCAGACGGTTCTTTTAAAGCGATTCAAGCTTTAGCAACTCAAGCAGTAAAAACGCTAGAGGACGGTACCGAACATTTAGATATGCCTCTTATGGATGCTGGACTTAATGAACTAGCAATGGACATTAGAAAAGCAGTTGAACTGTTAGATAAAATTAGAAGCGCAGCATACGACTTAAGATAAGGGCAAAATAATGAAGATTACCAGAAGCCAGCTTAGGCGAATCATTAAAGAGGCAGTATCTGGATCAGAGCCACAAGCGCTATATGATCGATTAAAAGAATTAGAGGGTGAATATAGTTCTCATTTCTACCTTTTAGATCGATTAGGCGAAGAGGTCTATTCAGACGCAATGAATCTTTTGCAGGATATGCACCAAGAAGACAAAAGCTATAACAACTATGGTAACTTTTTAGCAATTGTAAGGAAAAAACCTTACGGTATTCAGCCTTCCAGTGCTCATAAGCTTTGGTTTGGCCCTAGTGGTCGAGGTGGTCCACTGGTGATAAAGCTGCAAGATATGTCACAAGAAGTAAAAGAGTATAAAGATCTAAAAGGTCAATTTAAGTCTGTTAATGCCACAAGCCAGTCAGATGCTGTGTATGGTCGAAAGAGAACGAATATAATTCATGAACCAACAGGCACTGTAATAAATAGCTCAACCGACCGTAAAGGCAGCTTAGGAACATAAAATGAAGATCACAAGAAAACATCTCCGAAGCATTATTAAAGAATCTCTTAAAGAAGCCGGTGGTTACCGTGAGTACGGCGAAGATGAAATGGTGAGAGATTCAAGAGCCGGCTCCATGGGCGAAACCCAACCAATGAAGGTTGACCCCAAAGAGATTCAACAAACGGTTGCTGACATAGCGAACGAACCAGTTTTTAGAAATGCAAAAGCTGAAGACATAGCCGAAGCCGCGATGGATCAACTTGGTGATCTGAGTGATGAGGCTTACAACATCGCGTGGGGAATAGCAAAAGACATGGGGTTTCCAGCATGAAGATCACAAGAAAACAACTCCGAAGCATTATCAAAGAAGCAATGGACGTTGTCAACGTGGAAACTGGTGAAGTTTTGACATTCGGCGATGCCGAAAGAGATGTGGCACCTGATGCTGCTGTTCCTGATCTGGTCAAGCGTCTCGGTCTGAGCATGAGTCCAAATGGTACACTCTCAAATGCAGACTTTGATAAGTTAGAGCAAGAGACGCTTGGTAAGCAGGATAGAAGATACAACAAGAAGATTTTTGCAAAAAGCGAAGCAGACCGCGAACGACTTGATATCGATAGACTGCTTCAAAGACTCAGGTATTGGGCCGAGGACACTTTCAAAGACTACGCGGCTGATAATCCAGACTCTGAACTGCAGGATATCGCTTACGATCTCGCTGATGCCTGGGAATATGAATTTGAGGCTGATGAACGAGAAGAGCTGATGTGGCATTTTGATGGTAGCCTTAACGATCTTAAGGTTTACGCTGCGGAAAGCATGGGGTGATAAAATGATGATCCAAGGTGGACAAGGTCCATTACCAAAAAGAATATTCGAGGCAGACTACGTAACAGGAGTTTTAGGGATTGATCTCCCGCTTAATGAGTCGTACCCGTATTCTCCAGCTATGCAAGAAAGAATTATAGAGGAGCAACTTGTTCTTGAAGGGTTCTTTAGCGATTTTAAAAAGCTAGGTGGCGATACAAAGAATGCAGCATTAACCTTACGATATATCATGGGTGATTCTAAAAGACTTGAACAGTACGCTGGGATCGTAAAGAAGTCCATGAAAGAATTTTATGAAAACGTTGTTGAGTTTCTTGAAGGCGTAATCGAAGGCATCACTGGGCTACCTGATCAAATCACTGATAAGATTGCAAAAATTCTAGAGTGGGCGAAAAAGCTTGTCGAGAAGGTAAAGAAGCTTGCAAAGGCTGCATTAGGAATGTCCGGCTGGAAAGGCGCTATGCTAGTGTCTGGTGCACTGGTCGGAATTGGATTTGTGTGGTCTCAGGTTAAAGATGTGGCGCCTGATATAATGGACGGCTTAGCTAAGGTTAAGGAATTCGTTGCAGATAAAATAGGTAAATTAAAAAAGGAGTCTGTTGAGATGCTTACAAAGGTAAGCCTTCTCGAAGCTAGCAATGTTCTTGATCTGATTATAGAGCAAGAAGAAAGTATGCTAAAGAAAGCAGCAGACAAAGTTAAAGAAGTCATGCAGCCTCTACTGGCTAAAGCAAAAGAAATGGGTGTTGATGCTCTTAAAGGATTAGCAGTTGAAGCTTTAACTGGCGCATTAACCGGTGGAATTGCATCAGCGTTCCAAGCTTTACAAAAAGTCTTTGGCGGCGCAAAGCTAGTGTTTGAGTTTCTTGGTGGTCCACTAAAGAAATTTGTAGCAATGATGAAGGGTGATGTTGATCCGAAAGAAGAGGCTGCTGAAGCTGCTTCTGGAGAAGATGACCCAACAGAAAAAAATGAGAGTGTTAATATGGAAATGAATGAAAAGAAGCTTAGAGAGCTAATTAGAGAAGCACTAAAGGAAAACTACAACTCAATGTCTCCAGCTGGAAAAAGCTTGGCACAAAGAGCAAAGAGAATGTTCTCTAAAGACTATCCAGGCGTTAAAGTAGGTATTAACACTCGTGAGGGCTGGATTACAGTTAATGGAAAGAAAGCAGTCAATATGTCACAAGCATCAGGAAGTCCTATGCAGGTTGAAGACGTTATTGATAAAATGAAGCAATCACACTTAGGTCGCTAAAAAAGGAAAAGGTACCAAAATGAAGATCACTAAAAGACAATTGATGCAAATCATCGCAGAAGAAAAGAGCAAGATCAACGAAGAAACCGTTGGTGTTGAAGACGCATCACAGACAGCTGATGCTTTCGGTGGTGGTGAGGTTGAAGAAGAAGTATTCGTCGATGGAGATGAAGACACTTTGTTAAACCAAAATGAAAACCCAGGGGCACCACCCGCTGTAATGACAGTCGCTGAAAAAAGAGATAGGCTTAAGTCTAGACTTCGCAAGATTGTAAAAGAGCAAGCCGGCGAAGGTGGCGGACTTCCTAACCCAACTGACTTGGCTAAAAAGCTGTCTTCTGCTGGGGCAGAAGCGACTATGGACTTCTTGTCAGATTTAATGAACAGAGTTTCTTTCGGAGCTGCGGATCAGCCAGAAGAGACTGTTGAAGAGCCAGTTCTTCCTCCAGAGCTTCCTCCTGTTGATGACGTTCCACCTGAGGGTATGTAATGAAAATATCAGAGAGCAACGTTAGAAAAATAGTCAGGGAAGAGTTGCTCCGATTAATGGAGCAAGAAGAGCCAAAAGCAAAAAAGCTTGATGATCTTGAATTTAAGTCCAGCGAAAGATCTGCTTACGAACAATGGGCATCAAGTAATGGTCATATATCTCCAGAAGTACAGTCAGTGTTGGTTAGTTATCTGATCGACCAAGGACTTGAAAAGCATCATGACCTGCATGATAAGCTCGCGAAAGAGCTAGGGTTTTCTCATGATAATATTATGGCTGCATTAGAGAACAGACTTCCAAAAGAGGAAGATGAAGAGACTAAGCAGTCAAGTAAAATACTTGATCTGGAAAGAGTAGTAGAAGAAATCTCCAAACTTTAGTCCAAAAGGTACTTCACCCTTATAATTCTTTACGATATATTTAGTCTGGTAGAGCCAGGTCTCGCAAGGAAGTAAAGTGAAGGTATCAGCACTAGCACCGGGAATGCTTTTAGAGCCAATACAAGAATATGCTTGGCTAGAGATACCTTGGACTGGCTCTTCTGGCGAGTTCTTAGGTAATTACCTCAAAGCAGTCCCGCTAAGGACCCAAACAGACGATCTGAAGCTTCGTAATGAGTCAGTACTATATTTAGGTACGATAGACGGTACCGTGTCTCACGCGACCCCAGGGAAGCAAGTTGTTTTAGCTTGGGGTAAGAAGCTAACCATTGATCCTCAAAGCTGGCGTTACATACATTTAAAATGCTAGCGGGTTGTACACAAGCCACGTATCATATACAATTTTATTGTGAGTTCATTTATAGGCAATAGGATGATAATGAGTCGTGAAAAACCTACAAAATTCAAAATTTCTTCATCTGAAGGCGCCATTGTGTTTAAAGACAATGGCGTTGAGTTTTATTACCCTTCCGAAGGTGCAATCGAATTAAGGGAAACATTTGAGTTTTTAACATTCGCTTTGGTCAAGCAAGACTGGATGGCTGAATGGTATGAATATCTTAACGCTGCTGAAGCATTGGCAGACTTAGCGGGTTCAGAGGAAAAGGCTCCTACTCTTAGAGTTATAGAAGGTGGTAAAAATGATGAAAGTTAATCCAAGAACACAAAGAAACATTGTATTTGTCGTATTCTTAGCTATTCTAGGTTTTGTGTTCTTTCCTTTATTCAATTCTAGCGTTGGTAATTCTGACGTGAACGTGATTGCTGTCCCAAGCAATGGCAAGATTGAAATTGGTCAAACTGTACAAAATACAAAGAGTCAAGAAAATATTTCCGAAAAGTAAACTTACAACTTTATAAGATCGGGACCGCACAATTGCACGACTGTAATACAGAGATTAAAATTGCTTTTTTTAAAGGTGACAAAAAAAGCTGGATGCATCGCTTTATAAGATGGTATACAAAAAGTCCGTATAGCCACGCTGAATTAATAATGCCTGACGGCGAAACGTGGGTTGGGATTAGCCCGTTTTTAACATCACATGTTGATGAAAGAATACGAAAAACTTCTGACATTAACCATGAGCACTGGGACTATCTAACTTTCAGCCTTAGCTGGAGAGAGCCAGTTAAGAACTACCAGCTTGATCAATTACGAAAGTTTATTAGCAAGACTATGGGCTCAAGGTACGATTGGATAGGCATGATTTTATCACACCTTAGTCCTTACGTAATAAAAAAGAGGGATAAGTGGTATTGCTCTGAATGGATTGCCCATGCTATGGTAAATTCTAGAGTTGTTATGTGGGATGACTTGCACTTGTACGATACACCTGATATGTCTCCAGGTAGGCTATACAATACGTTATCTAGATTAGCAAATAAAGATGTACAATAGCCCCTGCGCATCTATAGTATAAGGTAAGTGATTGAAAAAAGCTATTAGATTAGCGAAAAAGGAGAAATCATGAGTGAGACTGTAAAGAGCGGTCAAGTTGTTAGTGTTCATTATGTTGGTACTCTTGAAGACGGTACTATTTTTGACGAATCACGTGGACGTGGTGAACCAATTAGTTTTCAAACTGGCACGGGCCAAGTTATTGCAGGATTCGATCAGGCAGTCATTGGGATGCAGGTCGGCGAAACTAAAACTATCGAGATCGCGTCAAACGATGCGTATGGCGCCCGAAACGATGAAGCTATCCAAGATGTTCCTCGTGAGGCGTTTCCTTCAGAGATGGAGATTACTCCTGGAATGCAAGTTCAAGGTGACGGACCTAACGGGTCCTTTCCAGCGATTGTTACAGAGGTAAGCGATTCAACGATTACTGTTGATCTAAACCATCCTCTTGCAGGAAAGAATCTTAACTTTGAAATTGAAGTTACAGGTCTAGAGTAAAAAAGGTTTAAGCCGCAGGAAGGCACGGGCTGAAATTGTTCTAATAGGTGCCTAACCCATTAACACACACACACAAAGGAGAATAAAATGGGTGATAAAAATAAGAGTGGTTACGAACTACGAAGTGATTTGCTAGGAATGGCAATGGGAATTTGTCAGGAGCGCGTTTCACGTGCATTTGATAATGAGCATATGAAGCCTGAAGGGCAGCGACAAGCAGTCGCGCCGTTTACGACTGAAGATGTTATTGCTGAAGCACAAAAACTTTACGATTTCGTGCAAAGTAAGTAAGTAACTTTTCAAACCCAAAAGGGAGGGGGCACCTTGAAAAGGGTGCCCCTTTATTTTATGATTGAATTTATAATAGCTATTTTGATTTTCGCTGCAGGTTGCTATGTCGGTAACAGGTTTTGTCATATGACGTATGACTCTCTCCCTTGGTCCACGTTAAAATGGCACCAAGATTCCCTTGGGTATCGTCCGGCAGTTAATGGCACAGTAGTAAAGAAAGATGAAAAAGCGTTTATTTGTTTACGCATATCAACAGATCACCTTGAGCCCGGTCAAGCTTTACTTATTAATCACGATGATGATGAAGAGTAATTTTTTTATGTACAATTCTGATTTGTTGATTATTTATTAAACAGATGGCGGGGATGCCATAACGGATCCCGGTTATCTAGTAGTTAACTCGCTTATAAATAAAGGAGAAAAGCAACATGAACACTACACAACTCACGCGTATTAATACGCGACGTGTCCCAGGCCTTTTAGGTCGTACGGTCTTTGACGATATTTTTGATAGTTTTTTTACTGACGTGCCAACGTACGTTAAGCAATCAACCACAGGTTACCCCGTGACTGATATCTATAGTGATGAAGACGGAAATACAGTAATGGAATTTGCGCTGGCGGGCTTTTCCCGTGATGAGCTTACAGTTGATGTAAAGCCAGAAGAGCGTAGCCTTACTGTAGCTGCCACCTCATCTACGGATGAAGGTAAAACAGAGCGGCGCATCGCTAGACGAAGCTTTAAGAAAACGTATGTCAATTATAATGACGATTTGGATCTCTCCAAGTCTGCGGCTACATTTAAGGACGGCTTATTGTCGGTTGTAGTTCCACGCAGGCCTGATGCTGAGCCACTATCGATTGACATCACGTAAAGCTTAGTCACAGTCGAACGGGGGAGGGGAGGAGCGAAAGCTCCTCCTCTTTTGTTTGTACAAATCCAATATTCTTTTATAATCTATCTGCAGTAAATCTTAACAAGGATAAATTATGATTAAAGAATGTAAGCATTGCGGATGTGAGTTTAACATAAAGTCTCAGGCAAAGAAAGAAGCCGGTGGTTATATAAATGAATGTCCAGACTGCGTAGAAGACCGGGGTGGGGATAACACACCTGTAATCAGGGGCTTCGTTGGCGGCGCTGAAGCTAGCGCTCCTCTTCATATTTTAAAGTTTAAAAACAATAAAGACGCAGAAGCTTATAGCAAGGCATGGAATACCAAGCCGGCATGGAACAATGCAAAGCAGTCTGTTTCTGATGTTAAGTTTGAAAAGATTTCTGAATCTTAGTTAAGGGACCAACATGAGCGAAAAGCTGTGGTGGATGTATGTAGTTAGTTGTAGCGATGGTACGCTGTACACGGGTGTTACCACTAACGTTTCTAGAAGGATCAAAGAACATAACGGTTCAAGTCGTGGAGCAAAATATACTCGCTCTAGACGTCCTGTCAAACTAGAGACTGCCCTTATATTTGCTAATAGATCTGAGGCTCAAAAAGCAGAGTATTCATTTAAGCAACTTTCTAGAGATGCGAAGCTTTCCTTTATTGAGTCATATTGTCAGGTTTGTAGATGCGTCGGCTGTGACTGTGAAAGACAGTTTGGTTTTAAACCAGCTTAAAATTTAGATAATCGTGCAAAGCCTACCACACTTATGGTATAATATATTCATAAGGTGGGGAAGGAATAGCCCAAGCCCACAACTAGTAGAGAGAAACAGGTATGTCTTCACCCGTAGTCATTCGAATTAACGCCAGAAAAATGCAGGAAGTAAAGTCTCTGCACGCTGATAATCGAAAGATTGCTGCGATTAAACTTATTCGGTCGAGTGGGGTAGCTTACGTCGATGGTGCAGCAATGGAGAAAATTGGGCTAAGGGAAGCTAAGCACGCGCTAGAATACGAAACTAGAACGCTAGACCCTGCAATCAGGCCTTGCGCAGTGCTGTCAACTTTTCCTCGTATTAAAAAGATCGTTCTTGATATCGGAGAAGACGCTGATATTGAATGTGATCTTGATGGACTACAGCTTCGTTTGCTTAATGGACTAGACACTTTACCTCTTGGCGCTTTAGGTCCAGCTATGGACCTTATGCAATATCTTCGTGACTTTGAAGCAGAAAACCACAACATTTCGGATAAGCTATAATGTCATTTATAATGATAGTGCTAACGCTATTTTCTATCTTGTGGCTTTTTGGCGCACAGTTTAGGGACTTATTTGCTTTGTTCGCAGGATACGTTTTTGCGATTGGCTTAATCTGGCTACTCTGGGTTGGCGCAGTCTATTTTATACTCGTTAAGCCTTTAGTTACGTTTTTTGCTTAACAACATTTGTAAACCTTTAATCAAGATCTTATTATAAAAAAAGGAGACTTATGACTATTCAACTTGGCTATGCATGTATCAACATGACGCTTCAAAAAAATGAAAAAGTTCAATGCAACCGTGGTATGATCAAACGTACTTTCAAGGCTAAAGGCATCGAATACGCTAGCGAGCTAGCGCTTATCAACGTCAAAGGTCTAAAGCGCGTAATCGAATGGAACAATGCAAACGATGTCAAGGTGTACCGTATGACATCTTGCTTATTCCCGTGGTTTTCAGAGTATGATATGTTTGATTTACCAGACATCGATCAAATCGCTGATGTCATGGCTCAAGCAGGCAAGATTGCTATGGATGCAGGTCAGCGTCTAAGTTTTCACCCTGGCCCATTCAACGTTCTTGCTTCGCCTAATGAAAGTGTTGTGCTAAAAACAATCAAAGAACTAAATGATCACTCTGCGCAAATGGATCTAATGGGTCTTCCTACTTCTCCTATGGCTAAAATCAATATTCACGTTGGTGGCGCTTATGGCGAGCATGACAAAGCTCTAGCTCGCTTTTGTAAAAACTTTCTTCGGTTGTCCCCCGGGGCGCAAGCAAGGCTTACTGTCGAAAACGATGACAAGGCTAACTTGTATTCTACAAAGATGCTGGTAGAAGGTGTATCTAACAAGGTTGGTGTGCCCGTTGTGTTCGATAGCCACCACCACGATCTTGGTCCACAAGATCTAGATTATCACGATGCGTTTTATCTTGCACGGCAAACGTGGCATGACAGAGGTGCCAAGCAGCAGTGTCACCATTCAAACAGTCGTAAAAATTATGAAGATGAAACAGTGAGTCGGGTTGCACATTCAGACTGGTATTATACTCCATTCGAGTATTACGACGAAGATGTTGATGTTGTGCTAGAGTGTAAAAAGAAAGAGCTAGCTCTTATGAAATACAAGCAAGATTTTTTGTTAGAGCAATCTAATGCTGCATAGGAAAAGAAACATGAGACAATCGATAATTTTAGCAGCAAGCTTTAATCTTTTACGCCGTAAAACAGAACCAGATGATGATCCTTGTATAGCATGTGGCTGTACACCTTGTGATTGCGGCTGGGGTAACTATTAAATGTGCGCGGGAATAGCTCAGTTGGTAGAGCACCACGTTGCCAACGTGGATGTCGCGGGTTCGAGTCCCGTTTCCCGCTCCACATTTTTTTTGAACAAATCGTTAAATGCTTTTAGAATTGTGTAACAACTTAAGGAGTTAAATTTAAGTTATGAATTGGTTTACTAAGATAAAGACTATGTGTGGCTTTGGAGAAAATGCAAAAGAAACTTCTGGTGTAGAGACGCCAGAGGCCTCGCCAGATCACAGCAGCATGAGAGTGGCAGAACTTAAGGCCTTAGCAAAAGAAAAGGGCGTGAAGGGGTACTATAAGCTTAAAAAGGCTGAACTTATTGAGGCGTTAAACAACAGCTAGTATAAATAGAGGAGGCTATGATGGCAACAAGCAGAAGTATAAAAAGAGCTGCTGATCGCAAAAGAAAGAAAGAGTCAAAAAAGGCAATGGGCGCCGTTTCAAATAAGCTAAACAAAATGCCTAAGTCTTGTGACGAATGCGATAAGCCGTTTATAAAAGGTGACTCCGCGTGTCTAGAATGGAAGATAGCCGTATACGATGATGGGCCTGTGAATCTTGTATGTCCAGACTGTGTACCTGAAAGTGTAAAAAGCCAGCTATAGTCTTTTCTATATCTTTAAAATACTTATGGGTGTGAATACTAACACTCGCATAGGTATAGAAGATGACTTTAGCGCTTATTATCAGCATCATGGTTGGACTAACCTTACTGATACCCATGTGTCTTTTAAGAGCCAAAGAGTCAGCTTCATCGCTTAAAAAGAATAGACAATTTTATAAGGAAGTCTCAGAAACCTTAGCAAGGCCTGAGGTTTCTATAATTGTCCAAAGATTAATTTTTGATGAAACTTTCGCTGTAGAATCTAAGTCTTCTAAGAAAAGAAAAATTCTAAAGCATAACTTACTTCTTACTAGACTTAAGGTAGTTGTGCCTGATGATAACGTCCGAAAGGCAATACATGCGTTTATCTACAACAAGCGATCAAGAACTAGAAAAGGATAATCCTGAATGGATGAGGGAAATGATTGATGATCCTGATGATGCGATAGTTAAACTTTATCGAACTGATAGCTGGGTTAGAAACTTCATGGTAAACTGCTTCGATATTTACGGAGGCCCTAAATATTTTCGTAGTTGTGCTAGCGTTGATGATGAGTACTACTACACATTCGCATCTATGTTATTAGTAATTGCAATGAAAGAGATGCGCGAAGATTGGGAAACTTTAAAGTCTGAAGAAATTGAGCCGATAGAAGCTGCCTATCAATTTGCAGAGATTTACTTTACCAGAAAAGGAGAACACTTACTACCTCCTTTTGGACATGGTGCAGCAACAGATTTAAATGATGAATATGAATATTGAGAGATAGATTATGAACTTTTATATTTTGACATTTTGTGCGGTATTTTCGGATCCAAGCTTTTATATGAGCGACTATCGACAAAAGCAAGTTTGTTCTTACGCCCCCATTGTATTGGAGGCTGCTAACGCAAATAATATAGACCCATTTTTACTCGCAGGACTAATCACTGTTGAATCTAATTGGAAGAAAAATGCAGTAAGCAGCGCCGGCGCATGCGGCCTAACTCAAGTGATGCCAAAATACACAGGAAATATCACCAAAAAGTACACATGTGATCAGCTTAAGAACCCTAAGACATCAATCTTTGCAGGTGCAAAAATATTGAGCTGGTGGATTCGTAAGTACGGTAATGGCGATATTCCTACAGGGTTGTGCGGATACTATTCTGGTTTTAGATGCAAGCCTAAGATCAATAAGGGCGGCGCCTTTTACTACAAAAAAGTATTAGCTCAAAAACAAAAGATACAAAGCATCTATAATGTTAAAAAGGCCGGTGCTAATAACGCACCTGAAAGTGAATGATGGCATTTGCGAACTTTAACGATCATAGTTTTTTTGCTTCTCACAGGCTGCAGCGATACTGTTGATGTCGTTGCAGACGCGTCTTCTCCGTCTATAATATCCATAGACGCGGCTACCTTTCCTGATACACAAATAATAGATATCATTACTCCAGATGCGTATGTTGATCCGTGTATCAATATATCCAGTGGTGATGAACTATTTTGTGAGTGTAAGCCAGAATGTTGTCAAACGCAAATGTGGTATTGCCCACCCAGTGGGTTAGGAATAACCGCTGCTGAAATCACAATGAATATTTGTGATGATAACCTCGAGGTCTGCGATCGCTCTATAGACATGACATGCCCTCCGAATGAAGTGTTGTCTAGAAGCAGTTGTAATACAGTTTTGGAATGCCCTCCCGGAATAGACAATAGAATAACAATAACCGTTCAGTGTGAAATAGAGGGAGTGCAAGGGCAGCAAGAAATACTTTGCACAAAGGGTAACATAACATACGGCGAATGTGTTATCTGTGAACCAAGAGAAGAAAGATGTAATTATCAAGATGATGATTGTGATGGGATTATAGATGAACAACAAAGAAACGTTTGTGGTACATGTGGACCAGTGCAATCTGAGATTTGTGACAACGTCGATAATGACTGCAATGGATCTGTAGACGAAGACTTGATAAGAGAGTGTAATACAGCATGTGAAAGAGGACTTGAGGTTTGTCAAGCTGGTAACTGGATATCATGTACAGCAAGACAACCTGCAGAAGAATCTTGCGATGGAGCAGATAACGATTGCGATGGCAGAGTTGATGAAGAACTTGAGTGTTTATGCAACGAAGAAGACGTAGGCGTTCTAGTCCCATGTGCAGAGCCGCCACTTTTATGCGGTCAAGGGTTTAAGACATGTGAATGTGCTGACCAAGACTGTTTAGAGTATGTCATGACTCCTTGTACAGCATTGTGTAATTACATTCCTCAACCGCCTGATCAAGAATGCAACGTCAATGTTGGTATATTGGTGCAGCGTGAAGAGTGTAACAACTTCGACGAAGATTGTGATCAGCTGATAGATGAAAATCTCATACAAGAATGCTATACAGGAGATCCCGACCTTTTATTTACAGGAGTTTGTTCTCCTGGCGAAGCAATATGTCAAAATGGGTCGTGGGGAAATGAATTAAATGGCGCTTTTCAAATTGGTATATGTCTAAATGAAGTTTTACCAAGCCCTGAAATTTGTGATGGATCTGATAATGACTGTGATGGCGAGGTTGACTATGGGAATAGCATTAGAGACACAGACGTCCTTTTTGTTTTAGACTGGTCTGGATCAATGGACGAAGAAATAGAAGCTGTAAGGATAGCATTGGCTCGTTTTGCGCAGCAGTTCGCTGCTGAAGAAGTGCTACAATGGGGGTTGATAATAGGTCCTAAAGAAGACACACGACCGTCAATACAAAATTTAATAAAAGTCGTAGACATATCACCCTTTAATCAATTTCTTGATGGGTTTGCAGCCTTAGGTAACGAAGGGATGGATACCGGTTCTGAGATGTTAAAAGATGCGATTTATCTCTCTATAGATAACATCACCGCAAACAGAACTGTAGATGTTAGAGCTTCAGAGTGGACGGAAAATATTAACTCGATACCAGAAAAAGAGAGGTTTTCTATATCCTGGAGAGATAATGCTCACCGTATCGTCATTGTATTTTCTGATGAAAACCCGCAATCATTTTTAAGGCCACCGATCACAGATGATAAATTGGTAGAGGCGCTAAGAGGTACTGTTGATTTTAAGTTATACGCTTTTGTGCCGATAGACAGAGATGGCGATCAATGGATAGATATTATTTTAGCTGGTAAGGGAGGCAGGTTTGAGCTAACATCAAATCCCGTGAGCATGTACAATAATTTAATGTCTATAATCGATGATGCTTGTTTACCAGATCAAGCACCTGACGAAGAGCAAGCCAAGATGTGTCTTCCGAAAAATGATCTGCTTTTAAATCTAAGACCGAAGTTTATGCCGGCAACTTTGAACACTTCTAGATAAAATCCTATTATTGAACATGAGTATATCAGTGGGTGACACAATCATGCTGGTGTCAGAATGGCACGACATCGTAGGGCCTGAGTCTGCCATCACTGGTCTTGTTCTAGATAAAGACGAAAAAACATGTCCTGCTCATCTTACAATTTTTTTAGGCAAAGATTCTATTGTCAAGGTTTACGAAGATCAGGTTGCTCTGTTGAACTGCTGAGCAATATATTTAGTCTTATGGCTAAAAGAAAAAAAAGAAGTAGAAAAACTAAGTCGAGAAAGACGAAGCTGTGGAGTAAAAGTTCAGAATATCAAAGACTTGATGGTACTATGGTTTCTATGGATAGCAGTTGGGAAGTTGCATGTGCAGTAAAGCTAGATGAGCTAGAAGTTTCATGGGTCAGAGATCCTGATATGAAGCTTTTTTATAGAGATCGTAAGCTAAGGGAAAGAAAGTATATTCCCGACTTCTATCTACCGGACTATGATATCTATTTAGAAGTTAAAGGATATTGGACCGATGCCGCGAAATGGAAGATGAGAGACGTATGCTCAAGAAACCCTGGAAAAATAAAGATTCTGGAATCATTAGAAGAGATAGACTTATTAGACATAGAGATGTGCCCATCAACAGGAAGTCTTTAAGTACAATGAAGGTTGGGGATTTAGTTCACTATATTAAAGATGCACCAAGAAGACCAACAGATTGCGGAGTTTTTCAAAGGTGCTTTGGTCTGGTTCTAGAGATATGTGATAAATCAAATGAAGCCGTGATTATGACTGGAGAAACGTTTCACTCGGTAGATATAAGCACGGTAGAAGTTGCTTTACCTGATAGTTGGTTTATAAAGTCAGCTCGATAAACAATACCTTTCGTGCTTCTATTATTAATGAATCTAAGGAGGTAACAAATGAAAAGAGCAATGTTCATAGGTAGATGGCAACCATTCCATAGCGGCCATAAGTGGCTAATCGACGAAAAATTAAATGAAGGCACACCTGTTTTGGTTTGTGTTAGAGATATTCCTTCAGATTCTAATAATCCATTCACCACTAAGCAGACGATGCATATGATTGAAACTGTTTATGATGATGCCGATGTAGTCGTAATGTCAGTACCTGATATAGAATCTGTGAACTATGGTAGAGGTGTTGGCTACGACATAGTTGAGCATAATCCTCCGAGTGATATTAAAGGCATTTCAGCTTCTCAAATTAGAGAGCAAGTTACAGAAGGAGAAGACGAATGGAAACAAAACGTCGACCCTAAGATCCAAGGAATTGTTCACAGTCTTTTATTGAGAAAATAATTTAGACATTCGTGCAAATTTTATGGATTTGTTATATAATAATAATGTGGTCGGGGGTCCTTGACCAATTTGTTAACCCATTAGGAGTCTTATGAAAGTACTTTTTCTACATGGCCTTGAGTCAAAGCCGGGCGGATCAAAAGCCAAGCACTTAGCAAAAGCCGGATATAAGGTTTTAAACCCAGCGCTTCCAAGAGAAAGTTTTGCGGAGTCTGTTGCGATTGCACAAGAAGTTATCGACAACGAGATGCCTGATTTGGTTATTGGCTCCTCACGAGGTGGAGCTGTTGCGATGTCTGTAAGCACAAGGGGTGCTGGTCTTATTTTAATTGCTCCTGCTTGGAAAAGGTTTGTGGATGAAGATAGGATGAAAGAATTTAAAGTGAGAGTTGATTCACAAAACACTATAATTCTTCATTCTGATCATGATGATCTTGTTCTTCCTCAAGATAGTGATTACCTCTCTGAGTCATTCGGTGTTAAGAAGGTTTGCGTTGGTGAGAGCCACAGAATGAGCGATCCTGAGGCTTTAGAGGCGTTACTTGATATTACTAAGTGGTTGGCAAAGAGGTAGCAGAAAGATGAAAACAATCGCGTTATCGCTTTGCATGATACAAGGAACTGTTGATTCAAAAAATCACGGTGAGGTATTGTTTGAGGTTCATTCTGCAGATAATAAGGAGGTAGAGTTTATGTCAGTTTCAAATAACCTGTTACCTCCAGACATTAAAGAAGGTGACAAGATATATCTTACTGTTCTTACAGACGAAGACACGATGAAGTATTGTCACTAAATTTATAAACAACCTGACATATATCTTTATTGTTTTAAAGGCATAGGAGCTAGTTATGGGATTTAGAACTGATCTTCGTGAAATTATTGAGAGAGCGCTTGCAGAGTTTTCAGGTGAGCAAATCAACTTATCTTCAAAAGCTGCGAGAGAAGCAATTGCATATCGAGTTGCAACAGACGTTCTTAAGTTTCTACCAGACCCTGAGCAAGATAAAAATGAAAGTCAGGTACCTATTAATGAGGATCCCGGACAATTCTTATGGGACTAAGGTCCTGTGGGGAATGCACTGAGTGTTGTAGTCTTTTAGAGATTCCAACTATAAATAAAAAGCCGAAAACAAAATGTCCAAACGTTTGTTCGGCGGGATGCTCTATATACTCATCTAGACCTCAAGAGTGCGGAACGTTTGAGTGCGGCTGGCTTCAAGGGATAACAGGCCCAGGACAGAGACCTGACAAGAGTGGTATTATGACGTATAGTATCCCACACCCAGAGTTAGGCGATGCACTTTTGGTCATAGAGCTAAAAGAAAAGGCTTTTTCAAGAAGGTCTGGATTACGGGATCGCTGGATAAAGTTTGCGCATAAAAAAAGAACAGCAGTTATTCTTTATAATTTCGATGGCACTGCAACTGCAATGGTACCTTGAGATTGAACAGAATATTTGACATCATAGACGATCTAGATCAAATTGCATTTCTTGCTGTAGCCGCGACGGCGATTGGTGTTGGTACATGCTGGGCTGTTTCTAAGGTTTTGGCTAGCAAAATAATAAATAGAAATAATTTTGAAACTCGTGCAAAATAGTGCGAAAATGTAGTATAATACTATTATAAGGAATGGGGAATACACCTCACTTTATAATGGAGTTTATCATGGCTAAAGTTAAAGCAGGTTTCAAAGCTGGAGATATGGTCACCGTCAAGGAAGAAGCATTCGGAGACGATTGGAAACCCGGTGTTGGTTCTTTCACAGAAGATCATGTCTATGCAGATTACCACGTTACAGCTGAAGATACTCAAAACTGGCGTAACGAAAGGCGTAAAGCCAATGAAGAAGCTTTGGCCGCTGGTGAAGATACATTCAGCATTAACTTCGATTGCGCCGGAGAAAGTCGTCTTCCTCCCCAAGGCGGACGAACTAAGCTCTACCGCGGGACTGCTTATCGAGTACTTCGCGCACGGTGTCGTGAAAGCTTTAGCTACTATAATGCGACTGGTGGTTGGACAAAGTTGTTGGACCTCAACACCGGTCGAGAGGTTTTTATCAAGATGACCAAACTTGAGAAAGTAAGTATTGGTGCTTAGGCACCTGAAAGGGCATTTAAATGTCGAAGGTATTGTTAAGTCTTGTTGACCAGAAATACAAGAAAAAAATTAGCTCATCAAGAGATCAAATCATAAGAGATCTTAGGTCAGAGGTTTCTGGATATGAGGTCAACTTTTTATGGAATAGCAGATATGAGAAGCCTTCAAAAGTATATCATATGCAAGGTCAAATCGTATCAGCTGGATTAGACGCAAAAAATGAGATTACACTTGTAATCGAGTTTGAAAATCCAGAAACAAACTCTTCAGAAAAGGTTGTTAGGTATATCAACGAACTTAAGTGGGCGGCTTTTCATGAAACTGCTTGATGCGATAAATGAGCTTAAGCTTTGGGATTATAAAAAGATTGATCTTCATGCGCGCTTAGAAGAGAAAGAGATATTTATTGACTGCTCATGGAAGGAAGGTATGATGATCGAATATGATAAAAAAACTGGGGAAGTATCATGTCCAGGAGCGATCAATGTAGAAATAGATCCCGAACTTTTGTGGGAAGACCCTGAAAACTCAGTTTCCAGTATTATAGAAATAGCTGTAATTAAAGCTAGAGCAGCATCTGTAAACCTACCTTAACATTCATATAATAGTATTGTCACAAGAGTGAGCTATGACCTATAGACCAATGCCAGAAAAAACAAAGCTATCTCAAGGAAAAGAGGGGATGGGCGTGTTCGCTGACCATCGCATATCTGCTGGGGAAGTTATTGGTTTAGGTCATGTTAAAAGGTCCTCTGAGCCTGATGGATGGCTTAGAACACCATTGGGCGGGTTTATTAACCATTCCCTAGCGCCAAATTGTCAGGCTCAGCTTAGGGATGACGAGATTATTATTATAGCGCTCAAAGATATATCCGAAGGTGAAGAACTAACGGTTTTTTATTGGCTGGACTCTTACAAAGTTCCTATTACTACAGGACAATGGAGATAAAATGTGGAAATCGATATTCATACCTCTTATCATTTTTCAAGGTATTGGCATCTTGTTTTTTATTCTTGTATGCATAGGACTTCAATGTGTACCATCAGGTAATGAGTTCAACAATACACAGAATGATTCGTCTATCGATTTGAATAAAGCACAAAATATAGATCTAGAGAAATGTCTCAAGATGTTTGAAGAAATACTCGCGATACAACAAAGTAGAGATGTGTTAGGCGTTGCAATGGGAAAGTCGACTGATGACTTTAACGCTGGTAAGATTGGCAAAAATAAGTATCGCGAAATAAGATTCGATTGGCTTACAAAAGAAACTAAGCTAGCAAGCGATGTCAACAAGCTTTACACAGTCGCGTATAGCAAGAATTGCTTTGATAAAGTTGAACAAACACTATAAAATCAAAAACCTACCCTGGAGCTGAAGATGCAATTTCTTCGTATTAAAGAAAAGCTTATTATTATAACTGCTTTTTTAACTCTAAACGCTTTTTGTACTTGGCTAGTTATTGAGCTGGGAGGTGCGTTATGAAGAGTGTAAGCGGGTGAAGAAAGGAGACATCGTTATATGTCTTCACGACCAAGCGCCAGATCAAACCAGTTCGTCAGCATTCGGTATAGTTGTTGGCTTCAACAAAAAAGGTGAAGGCGGCCACGACTTCGTACACGTTCTCATCGACAAAGAAGTCCGCGTATACATGTTTTGTGATCTCCAGGTTGTTAAAACAACAACAAAATAATATACAATAGTTTTGAAACTCGTGCAAAAGGATGTCAAAATATGGTATAATATTAATATAGAGAGTGGGGAAAAGGTTCCTTGCTAAAACATTGGAGATTAATATGGAATGGATTAAATGGAAACGCGGTGGTGAATGGGTAGATAACGATGAAGGCTACCACTACGCCTATTGCTACACTTGCGCTAGCAAGACAGAGCATGACCTTCGGGAATGTATTCCATGTGGTGACCGCGCTGCCCGTCGAGCTGTAAAAGTTCGAAGTGTGGCAGTCAGTGGTTATGAGGTTAAGGTTTATCCTAACGGCAATCGCTATTGCTCTTGTAAAGGATTTCAGTTTCGTAAAACCTGTAAGCACATTGGGATGGTGTCTGCATGAAGCCAGGAGATATTGTAAGAAATAAAAATTCAGAGTCTGGAGAAACCGGTCTCTTCATGGGACTCCGGGTTTTCGATAGCAATTATGAATGTGCTGAAGTTATGTGGTTTGATCGTAACGCGCCAAACGGTGAGCGTATCAGTACGATTCAAACAAGTTTGATTGAGACGGTGATTAATGAAAGTCGGTGATTTCGTAGGTCAGATTATTAACTCATGGACCTACCATAATCCTGGAGCTTCAGCGGATATGCGCCGAGAATTGTTTGGAGATGATGGTCCATTGCCAATTGGCATTGTGGTCGGTATCGAGCAAAACTACCATCCCTCGAAAGGTGCACCGGATCCGCTTGATAGAAAAGTCCTTGTCTTGAGAGAAGAGGGGCAAATAGAAAAGTACGCAGCATGCAGGTTAGAGGTGATAAGTGCTTAGTAACTTTAAACCCGGCCAGATCGTAGAACTTAGAACTAACAACACATTCGGGCGGTCACGCTTAACGTGCGGGACAGGTATCGTGGTTAGTGTCGAAGATTATTGGGTCAACGTATCATGGTCATGGGCTGATGGTAAAGTTGGCAAAAATCACAAAATAGATCTCATATTAGTTAACAAGTAGAACAAGGAAAAAGTAATGGAAAACATTCTTAATATTGAAAACTGGATTATTATTGGACAAGCGATGTGGAAGATGTTTACATTCTTCTGGCCTGTTGTTTTAGTTGGTACAGTTGGTATGTACCATGTATATCGATCTGAAAAAGAAGAAGAGGAGTTGAGAAATGAAAAATGTTAGTGTATATCAGGCTGCAGGCCTGACCCCAGAAATGATTAAGAAAATGCCACGATATCTTGCAGGTGTTGAAGACTTTTACGGTACACCAGCGTATACTAAGTTGTATGAGTATTTTGCTTTTGAAGCATGTACGATGCCATACGGAGTTGCGAAGGCACGTACCGGTGATCCGGACTCCTGGATACTTGATGAGGTGGTTAATGAAACCCGGTGATCTAATCCAGTTTCACCAAAATGGTGAAGTTATGATTTGCCTGGAGCTATTTAATGGACACTCTTGTCATCCCTATACACAGGTCACAGCCTTGGCAGAAGGCGGTGTAATCGTGAAAAGTACAGTCTGTAATTTTAAAGTTATTGATACACATATCGTGGAGAAAAAATGACCGTAGTACCTACCAACGCCGGTATCGGAGGCGTCCCAGATTACTATTCAGTATACCTCAGCTGGATGTCTCATTATAAACAAACAGGTGAAAACAGAAGCAAGGTTATGGCTTTTCATTACGCTCGAGTTGCTGAAGATATGGGACAATGCATGATTGAAGAAGAGACTACGATTACAGATAGCTTTATAGGGGGGCAAGTAAATTGAAGGTACGAACAAGCTTGTTAGATGGAAAGACTACAGTCGTAGAGATTGAGGACGGAGACAAAGGTCCTCTGGTCAAGATGCTAGATAATAAAGGACATGGCTTTGCGGTCTTTGGAGAGGGCATTCTGGAGCCCTTAGCAGTGGTTGACGCTAGACCACTAAAGCACGATTGGTTTACACATGATCACTTGATTGCAGTTGAGGCTCATGAGCTAGGACATATTAATAAATCTTCAAATGATGAAATCGTTGCCGAACGTGAAGCCATTAGACTTCTTAGCGCAACCGGTCATGATGTTGCTGCAAGCCTCTTACTTGATAGAGGCATTGTGTAATTAATGAAGATCGGTGATTTTATAAAATATGAGCATTCCGGTGCTTCATGGACAGGGTGGGTTTTAGGTATAGAGAAAGAGCCACTATACGGTCATGAGATAGCTACAATCTGGAGACCTAATTGTCCTGTAAGCATTCTTACTTGGCCGATCTGTAAAAGTCGAGTATCCGTCGAGGTGATGAATGAAGATCGGTGATTTAGTTCAGTTTACAAACGTCACAAGTGTCTATACAAAATGGTTTTACAGCCACATCGGAGTTGTAGAAAAAGTCAGGATAAACTCAAGCGGATTGGCGTTTTGTTCTGTTAAGTGGTTACAACCTGTCAAATATTTCCGAAAGCATACTAGCACATCCAGCCTTAAGCAAAGTCACTTCACAATTATTACAAAGGAATAAAAATGAGTTGGTACGATAAGATCAAAAAAGCTATTGAAGATATGAATTTTTTCAAAGGAAAAAAGTAATGAAGTGTATTGGTAGAAAGTGGATGGTATATTATATCAACACAGAAGGCTATAGGGAAGGGAGCGAGTACATTGAAGCTAGTTCACGTGAAGAGGCGATCGAAACTTACAAAAGATACTTTAACGTGCAGCATGCTGAATGTAAGGCAGTTCCAGTCTTTGGTAAGTAAGCTACCATATTTAACTTTATAAGGGGGTGCCATGAGATATGAAACTGTAGTTGAAACAACTTCTGACGGTCAGCTTGTATTAAGACTAGTTCTTGTTCAGGATGAACCGAGTGTACATGAAAATGAAGAGTACAATCAAGAAAGAGGGGTTATAATAATTAATCCAGTTGAAGATGAAGAAGAAACCCCGGGAGTGATTACCTGGCAGATGTAGTAGGGCCCATGAAATCTTGTGAGTTTATTAGAATCGATAATCCGTATGAGCCAGAACAGGAAGAGATACAATGTGTCTGGGTCCAAAGACCAACCTCTTGGCCCGGCGGTTGGGCTAGACATTGTTGGTTAAAAAAGCACTTTGGTAAAAGAGCGCTTTACATTGCTTCTCCAGAAGGTTGGGAAAAACTTTGTAAGAACAATGAAGTCATGATATTAGTTGAAGAAAATGGCTTGTACGTAGAAAAGAAAAAAGATGGTGGCGCTACTACTAGCTAATTTATTAATGATTCCAGACTGTCCTCGCTGGATCAGCGATCAACTCGAGAATGTTGCTCCGCCAGGAGTGTCTTTAAGCAATAAACAACTAGCAAAAAATAGACTTAGATGCTACCACACTGTGGTTGCACCTTGGAGATTAAAATGCGAAAAAATATCTCCTAAAAACGTATGTGATGAAAAATTTGAGGAGTGGCTGTCTAACAAGTTTATGGTCGCTTCTGGAGACGTAAGCTGTCCTGATCATATAAGGAAGACCTTGATGATTAATGTTAGAGAGAGATAAGTTGAATCGAGGATTCGCTCTTGTAACAGCTTTAGTGATGGCAGCGATCATTGCGTCGACAGCAATGTTGTTACACTCTATGGTTACGGTTGATTTACAAATTACAAGAAATGTATTGCTAAGCTCTAAAGCTCTAAGCGCCGCAAAGTCAGGTATGGCTCATTTTTCTGCAATGGGATATCACTACGAAGATGTAAGTAGATTAGGCGTGATACAAATATCAGGACAAACAACTAGCCGTGAAAAGTATATTGTGACAGCAGTAGCTGGAGAAGAGCCGTTGTTTTACGTAAGAAGTGTTGGAAAATATGAAAAAAGAGGAAAACCTATTTCCTCTGCAATCGTTAACGCAACGTTTAAAAGCTTTTGGGTAAAAGATGAAAATCTTAATTAGCTCTTGTGTTTATGGAAATGCCGTTAGATGGAACGGGAGTAGTAAACTTAATGAATCTATAAAGCAGTGGGCTAACGTACATGGTTTTGAGCTTATTCCTATTTGTCCTGAAAATGATTTATTCGGCACACCTCGCAAACCTATCAGACTAACTTATGAGGATAATGAAGTAAAAGGTATGATGGGTGATAAGAACGTCTATCCTGCGCTTAATGAGAAATGCAAGCAGATACTAAGGAAGTACTCAGATGCAGTAGGCTATATCGGTATAGCTGGTTCTCCGTCATGTGGTATTTCTGTTGGGGTTAGAAATTTAGGAAAGACGCAAAAGGCTCCAATGCATATACACGCAACATTTCCTACAACAGAGATTAACTCTCTTAAAACCGCAAAAAATAGGATGATGTTTCTCGATAGAATTGTGAAATATATCACTTTTGGATCAAGACAACGCCTTAGTCGCAAGGTCGATGCTCAAGACTAAAGAGTTGATCAGCATTTTCATTCCTATAGCTATTAGAAGGATACCGAATACTCTTTCTACTATTGTTATACCTACGATACCAAGCTTTCGCTGGATCCAGTCTGCGGATTTTAAAAATATATAGATAACGATAGCATTTAGAATGATTCCAGATATGATAACTACGTCCTGCTGATCTTGTGTTAACGATATAATCGTAGATAAAGTACCCGGTCCAGCTATAATTGGGAATGCAATCGGAAAGATCGTTGCAGGAATAGGCTCTTGTTCAGGAGGTGACTCAATCCCTAGTACCATTTTTACGCCGAAATATAGTATGAGCATCGCCCCGGCCAAAGCAAAATGAAAAGTCTCTATCCCTAGAAGACTGAATAATGTTTTTCCAATGAAAAGTATCGATATCATAATAATCGTTGCTATTATCGTAGACTTTCCAGACTCTATTTTTCCATTTTCTTTTCTTAAACGTATAACAAGGGGTACGTTACCCGGCATATCAATTACAGCAAATAACGTCAAAAACACAGTCAGTACGCTAAGTGCATATTCCATTAAGTGCATTTCAAAAGAGAACATATTACGCTCCATTCATTAAGTGAAGGGTAACTATAAGTAGTCAAAGTGGAAGTTAATCGAATGTTTTATTGTTTACTTTCGTGTCACATCTTTGTCACTTTATTTTGTTTTGACAATTGTGCAAAAGGCTGTAAAACCGTGGTATATTATTACTATAAAGGGTGGTAGCAACTCTTTTAAAACAGAAAGAAAGGAAGGTCAAAATGACTAACCAAACTAAGATTGGAAATCGAAAACTTAAGCCAGGAGACCGAGTTGTTCAATCTCGATCAATCCAGTATATGGCCCCCACGGGCGGTGGGAGTGGATTTCCCTGGAGAGTTGTAAGAGTTTGGGATAGAGGAGAAATGGCTAAATTAGAATGGGTCGGTTATGATGACACTGAGAGTGGTGAATACGCTCATGCCGTTTCTACACGATATTTGGTTAAATCGGAAGAGCTTTCTCCGACAGAAGAAGTAGAGCTAACGCTTCCCTTAACAGAAGAAGTAACGTTGGCTAAGATTTAGGGATAATGATAATGAGTCTTAAAAATGAAGACGTTAAAGTTGGTGATTTAGTTTTATTAAAGCCAGAGATGATGTTAATTCATCCTCACGGTCCAGCGCTTGTCCTAAAGATAAATAATTCAGGTGTCGAAGGCTTGTGCGAGGTCATGTATTTGAGTGATCGCTACGTCACATCCGCCCATGTTGAGATGGATATTGAAAAAATTGTTGTTATAGAAAATGAGGTTTAGTATGAAAAAGATTAGTTTTAAAGATTTCGCCACTGCAACTTTAGTTGCTGCTGGGTATATGTTCGTAACTTTTGGTTTGATGGCTGTTATAAAATAGAAAGAAAGAAGAACACATGAAGTATTATATTTTAGCTTTAGCGCTATTTGGGTGTGGAGAAGAGTTTGTTGAAGTCCAAGGAGAATGTCAACCTTATAACGACAACTATTCTCATACAGTGATTTATTGTGGGGAACCTACGCAGGATAACGTTGAGAATGTATTCACGCTTTGCAATCCTCGTAGCGCAGAACCACAAGATTGTGTGGGGGATCTTGCGTTGATGGACTTAGCTGGCGGTTGCTTTGCAGCGAATGTCTGTTGGAGCTTACAACAATGACTATAACAGTAGTTTGGATTTTAACAGCAATTATTTGTGGTACAACTGTAGCACTTTTACTTCTTACAGGAGGGTGGGAAGACGATGACGATTCCTGAAATTGACGATGAAGACTGGTACCCCGTGACTTTAGAGTTTACAATCCCGGGAACCGATGACTTTCACAGAATAGATTGCCTCGACAAAAAAGAGGAAGAAGATGCGTTATCTTGGATGTACGAGCATTGCGGCGAAGATTTTGATGAATGGGAATGGCGATAATTTTTTTGATAATCGTGCAAAAGCTTACTGAACTATAGTATAATATTATTATAGAGAGTAAGGAGCCAACATGGCACGGAAGAAAAGAAGCGATAGAAATCACATTATTTATCAAATCGTTGCTCCTAATGGAGAACGGTATATTGGGATTACGTTCGTACGAGGTCGTGCTTTTAAACGCTCTGCAAAAATCCGCTGGGAAGCTCACGTAAGAAACGCTCTGGACTATGGAAGAGAAAATCTACTCAGTATTTCTATCAGAGAGCATGGTGTAGAAAACTTCAATAGGGAAATCATGGAAGTGATCAGAGGCAAGAAAGAAGCTCATAAAAGAGAACGAGAGCTAATCGCGGTACTTAAACCAGAACTAAACATGGAAGGAATGGGTCGCAAAGTTAACAGCCGCCCGAAGGTGTAATATGAAGTTATTAAAAATCAATCCTCTAAACGCAATTTTTCTGCTCGGGAATCTTGCTCTGGTCACAATCGCTTATACGACATACAATGAGGCGCTAGAAAAAGAAGACGCTTTTGCAGAATGCATTGAAGAAGTAACAAATAAGTGTAGCGGAGTTATCTCTTATGCAATTGCTTTAGAGGGTGAGAATGCCAGACTGAACTCTAAAGTTGGGAAGTGTAATGAAGATCGGTGATATGGTAAAGGTATCTTATATCGTTGAAAAATCGGAAGGCAAAAAGTTCTTCGGTACTATTGTTGATATCGAGGAAGTAACAGATTTATTTAGCGAAAAGTACGCGATCACTGAGGTCACGACATACGTCCGCGTTCTTGTTGACGGCGAGGTTAAAACGTTTACAGCTGATGAAGACTATATCGAGGTTATAAAGTAATGATTGCTATTTGTAATGAATGCTGGAATGAATACAGCGTTAAGCGTAAGAAGCTAGGGTATAAAACCTGTCTAGACTGTGGTGAAGCAAATGCTAAGATAGAAGTCACAAGAAGGTCAAAGTGCGTTGCGCCGGCCTTTAATAAAGGTGCATATCAGTACATAGGCACTATCGATGACGCAAAGAATATAGGGAAGTAGCACATGAATATTGGTGACTTAGTGATTAGAAAACTGCCTCTAGAGGGCTGGAAACACCAACCCGCTAAAGAGCAAAGGGATAGACTTGGTTCCGGTATCATTCTGTCAAAGGAGATGGCGGGTAACCCAATACATCCTTGCGTAACTGTTTATTACCCTAAGACTAAAGAGGTATATGATATCGCTGAAAGCTTAGTCGAGGTAGTTAGGTGAAGGTGGGCGATTTGATAAGGTATAGATCCCGGAAGGCAGGAGATGTTCCTATCAATGAAGTAGCTTCTAACCTAAGAGGGTGGGGTGAGCACGGGATTATTTTAAAAATATGTGAAGATTCCTTCGGTTGGGATTATAATGAACCTGCAGTTGATTATATGACAGCTAACGGAGATATCGTCCGGGCGCGCCAAAGTGATCTGGAGGTAATCAAAAAATGAAAAGTAAGATCATACACTACGTTGCTTATAACGACGACTATGGCGGATTTGGGGTATCAAGAAAATGTGCTCAATTTATGGCTGACAGGGGCTGCGAAGATGCTCAAGAAATGCTTTCTTTAAGCGATGAGGATGAAATATGGGTAGGCCACCTAAGCGGATATCCAAGACATGACCCGCTTCTTATTCTTGCTATTAAAGAGCTTGGTCTTGAGGCTGCTAGTGCTCAAGGTTCAAGGCTAGCAATCCATAAGCTACGCGGTAACAAATACTACATTGATGAGTATGATGGCGCTGAGTCTGTTGTAGAGCCTCACTCAATGCAGTGGGTGGAGATAAAATGAAACCGGAAGTGACGTCATTATTCGAAAGATATCAAGAGATTCAAATCCCTCCAGGACATGTATTCTGGAAGCTACTTTTGGTATTTGGCATTTTGATGTGGCTTCACGCAACGTTCTTGAGAAAAGACGATGAGTAAACAAGAAGAAATACGTATTGGAGATATTGTAGACTTTTACGCCAACTCATGGGTCTTTAGTCATCCAGAAGATAGTCTTAAGAACCCGGGTGTAGTACTAAAAGTTGAAATGAGAGAAAGACAAAATAAGCCTGCAATCGGATATAATCAAAGAGCTTATACAATACTATGGGCTAACAATACGGTCACGTCAGAGCACGCATGTTACGTTAAAAAGCGCTAACAAGAAACCCCAAACCACGGAGATAAATCATGAACTGGCTTATGTCACTATTAGGAATAGGCGATCCATTGAGCAAAAAGAAGAGAGAGCTATCGAATATTCAGACCCAAGCAATGATTGCCCAACGAAATGGTGATCTTAGGACTTACGCAAAGCTTACTGAGAAAGCCCAAGGTATTGAAGACGAAATCATTAAACTGCAAGAAAATTAAAAAAAAATAGACATTCGTGCAAACTACCTTGATTCCATGGTATTATAAACTATAAGGAATAAGGAGTACAGAATGTACAAAACAAATAAAAGAAATTTCGATATCACTATGAAACAAGCCGGCCGCTCTAAGTGGTTCGTTGCGGTTCACGTCAAGGAGGACGGCGAGCGTATTGTTTACACTCGTAACAAGCTCAGTTCCCTTAAGGCTTTCATCAAAGCTAAAGGTGACACCCC